TGGAGACAAAAAACATGGAAAATAAATTTGAACAGTTAATTGAGTATATCATTAACGATGAAGAAGACAAAGCTAAAGAGTTGTTTCATGATGTAGTGGTTGAAAAGTCACGTGACATCTACGAAGAACTAATGGCAGAAGAAGAAGCAACTGACGAAGTTGTTGAATCAGAAGAAGAAGTTGAAGAGTCTATCGAAACTGAAGAAGAAGTAGCAGGCGACGAAGCTGACGATTTAATCGCAGACATCGAAGCTGACGAAGAAGGTGTTACTGAAGACGAAGTTGACTATGACGAAGACGGTGAACAAGACGAACATGAAGAAGATCATGAAGAGTTAGAAGACCGTGTTGTCGACTTAGAAGACAAGTTAGACGAATTAATGGCAGAATTTGAAGGCTTAATGGCTGACGAAAAAGAAGAAGAAGCTGAAGAAGAAGCTGAAGAAGAAATGGGCGAGCCAGAAGAAATGGAAGTACCTATGGAATCTGAAGAAGCAACTGAAGAAGTTGTTGAAGCTGAAGAAGAAGTAGCAGAAGAAAAAGAAGAAGCTCTTGAAGAAGGCGCTGATCTTAAACCAGCTACAAAACCAGAAACAAAAGAAGGTGCAGACCAAACTAAATCACCAGTAGCGGCCAATGCCGGTGCTAAAGGTGCTGAAGCTAAACCAGCGGCATCACAAGGTGAAGAAAAAGGTTCTACAACACCTAAAGCAGAAGATCAAGGCGGTACTACTGAGCCAGATCTTAAAAAAGTTTAATTTAAACTTTTATTAGAGGATACCTTATATGTCTAACATATATTTGAAAGAACATCTTAACCATTCAATGGCCAACATGATTGTTGAGTCATCAAATGATGGTAAAGATCTATACATGAAAGGTATCTGCATCCAGGGTGGTGTAAAAAACGCTAATGAACGTGTATATCCAGTCACTGAGATCGAAACGGCAGTTAAGACACTTAACGAGCAGGTCACAGGTGGATATAGCGTTTTAGGCGAAGTTGATCATCCAGACGATTTAAAAATCAACCTTGACCGTGTATCACATATGATTGAAAATATGTGGATGGATGGTCCAAATGGATGTGGTAAATTAAAGATTCTACCTACACCGATGGGTCAGCTAGTTAAAACTATGCTTGAGTCAGGTGTGAAGTTAGGAGTTTCGAGTCGCGGTAGCGGAAACGTTAACGAGGACTCAGGACAAGTCAGTGATTTTGAAATTATCACTGTTGACATCGTATCACAGCCAAGTGCTCCAAATGCTTATCCTACAGCAATTTATGAAGGTCTTATGAATATGAGACACGGTCATAATGTTTTAGAAATGGCAAGAGAAGCAAGTGGTGATACTAAAGTACAACGTTACTTGAAGAGTGAAGTATTAAGACTCATCAAGGAACTTAAGGCTTAATAGGAGATTGGCATGCTAGATGCATTAAAACCATTACTAGACAGCGATCTTGTTAACGAAGAAACTCGTGCTGAAATTTCAGAAGCATGGGAATCAAAGTTAGAAGAAGCTCGTGAATCTGTTCGTGCAGAACTTCGTGAGGAATTCGCTCAGAAGTATGAACATGATAAACAAACAATGGTTGAAGCAATCGATCGCATGGTAACTGAAAGTCTAACTGCTGAAATGGCTGAAATGAAGGAAGAAAAAGCTAAATTAGCAGAAGATCGTGTTAACCAAGTTAACAAAATGAAAGAAGCGGCAGAAAAATTTAATAACTTTATGGTTACTAAATTAGCTGAAGAACTCAAAGATCTTAGACAAGACAGAAAAGTACAAACTGAAACAGTTGCAAAACTAGAACAGTTTGTGGTTAAAGCGTTAGCAGAAGAAATTAAAGAATTTGCACAAGATAAACAGGACGTTGTAGAAACTAAAGTTAAACTTGTTGCAGAAGCTCGTGAGAAACTAGAGGAACTTAAAACTAAGTTCGTTACAGAATCAAGTGAGAAAATGACTAACGCAGTTGCCAAGCATTTGAAAGCAGAACTTTCGCAATTACATGAAGATATCAAAGTTGCTCGTGAGAACACCTTTGGTAGAAAAATCTTCGAAGCATTTGCTAGTGAATTTGGTGCAACTCATTTAAATGAGAACGCAGAAATTCGTAAACTAGTTGACGCTATCGCAGAAAAAGATCAACAAATTGCAGAAGCAACCGAAAAACTCAACGAAACTACACAGTTGGTTGAGTCAAAAGAAAAAGAAATAGTTGTAATTAAAGAGTCTAATGAGCGTGAAGCAAAATTAGATGAACTACTTTCTAATCTTAATGATGAGAAAGCAGAAGTTATGACTAATTTATTAGAAGGTGTTGCTACTAAGAAATTAGAAGCGGCATTTAACAAATATCTCCCAGCGGTGCTTAACGAGAATGTAGTGAAGTCTAAAAAAACAACACTTACAGAATCTGTTAAGGAAGTAACTGGGGATAAAGACAAGCAAGTTAAAGAAGTTAAAAAAGACGAAGATGGTAACATCATCGACTTAAGAAAACTTGCTGGTATTTAAGTATAGACATTAGGAGATAAACATGTCAAAAGAACTACTTGAAAGCCGTTGGGGTGAGACAAAAGACGCTTTATTAGAGGGTCTTCAGGGCAACAAACGCAACTCAATGGGCGTTATTTTAGAAAACACAAAGAACTACTTAGCTGAAGCGGCAACATCAGGTGCATCAGCGGCAGGTAACGTAGCTACACTTAACCGTGTAATTTTACCAGTTATCCGTCGAGTTATGCCTACAGTTATTGCTAACGAAATCGTTGGTGTACAACCAATGACAGGCCCAGTAGGTCAAATTCACACATTACGTGTACGTTATGCTGAAACATTAGATGCAACAGGTACAGATAACGATACAACAGCAGGTGACGAAGCACTATCACCATTCCAAATCTCAACAGCATACGCTGGTGATGGAACTGCTGGTAAAGCTGACTCTACAGCAGGTAAAGAAGGTACAGGCGGTCGTAAGATTTCAGTACAAATTCTTAAACAAGCTGTTGAAGCTAAAACACGTAAATTACAAGCACGTTGGACATTTGAAGCGGCTCAAGACGCTCAATCACAACACGGTATTGACGTAGAAGCAGAAGTAATGGCGGCATTAGCACAAGAAATTACTGCTGAGATC